GTATCTGGTTCTTGGTTATTGGTTTATGGTTATTGGTTGCTATTAGGGGGTCGATAGGGGGGCTATGACTACCCTTTGACCACCTTATAGCCGCCCCACGCTTACCACCCTCAGACATAGCCTTAAAGTTCTCAATTTCCTTGTCTGCCCTAGTGTTAACAAACCCATCAGGTGTGGACATGAAGAACTCATTCAGTACTGTCAACACATCCTGCTCATAATCTTTCATGCCAATCTGACGGGCTATTTCGTGGGTTTTGATGGGATTTTCATGCAGGTAGTAGAAGTCCAACAGCCGCCTGTAGGCCAAGTCTTCTAGGTGCGACAAATGTCGCGTGTGACTTGCATAGTCACCAATGTGGAACTGGTAATAGTGCATTGCACTTCCTCGCTTCCCTCCAGAGAGAAACCTACGGCAGGCGGGAGGTACGCTTTTCAATCAGGGGATCAATCCTGATCTAGCCGGGTTTCAAAAAACTATATCACCGTTTCGGACTGTCTGCAAACCACTCAGGACGTTTCTCTTTAAGTTGGTACAGACGCAGAGCAGGGATACGACCTGTCTTCTTCCACTTGTAGCAAGACACCGCAGTCACGCCCAGAATCTTGGCTACACGGTACAGGGAAGCAATCTTTTGCAGTTCATCGACAGTCATGGAAATCTCCTAATCTACGCGACTGTACTATGTATTGAGCCATCTGACAATAACCCTATACTTAACTAAGGTTTACTGTGCCGGGGTTTGACATGGGTTCAGGAATCCCTGAGAATTCACTTACGCCAATCAAGGCGCATGAAAGGTGAAACAGATGAAAGATTACATTGCAGAGTTACCCACCAGGGTATCAGGCATCCCCTGCTTAGTGGGTGTCACTTCCTACTACCAAGCTGAAGGATCGTATTCCTTCCACGCAGCTAGTAGTGACGATTACTACGGCTACACCGATATGTCGTATGAAATCCTTGACCGCAAAGGTCGCCCCGCCCCTTGGCTCGAGAAGAAGTTGGACAAGTATGCCCGACAAGACATCGAGCGTTTGATTAAGGCCAACTACAGGAGTGATGACAATGTATTTTAAAAACACCCAAGAAATTCAGGACCTCATTGACAACCTGGAACTAGCCCGTGACGAGTACTGTCAACTGTCTATAAAGTACATAGGTCGTGATGATTCTGTGTTCGAAAAATACCGCAAGTCCAGTGTTTCGATTTCTACGGTCAAAGCATTGTTGTCGGTTATGAAACGTGAAATGGAGGAAAAAAATGAAATGGCTTCTTAATCTTTTCTCGGGCAACTCATACACGCAAACCGCCAGCACCATCACCCGTGATGACGGCAAGACTTATTACAAGTCTGGGGACCTGTGGATTGATGATGAGTCCAACATAGTCCAGTACATGGGTGACGAACTGTACAACCAGAATACCGGAGTAGGTAGCTCATTTGGTGATCCTTTCGGGGATAAACAATGAGCCAGCAACAATTCTATGAAACAGTCCAACGTGAACAAGAATGGGAACATGATATGAAGCTAAAGACATTTGCAGACAACATCCGTGAGGAGTTGAAACAATCAGATGAGTTGTACTGCTGCTATTGCGCTATGCCTAAAGGCGAAAAGTGGCACTGCTGCCAAGAAAACCACTTTGTGTTATTCAGTGATCTGTATGAAGAAGATCAAAACCTCTTGATTCAAAATGAAATTGATGAATATGAAAGGTTGACCAAATGAACAACGGTGGATTTGCATTTCCTCGCCCCGCAAGCCGGGGTAACAATTACATGACGGGTGAAGAAGATGTTGTGGTTGACCCCCAACAAGGCATGACCCTGCGCGACTACTTTGCGGCAAAAGCTATGCAGGCAAACCTTACAAACCCAGAACTAATGAAGGTAGTCACATCTTCAGAAGTTATTGGGGCAGAGTTTGCAGACAGATTGGCAAATATTTCATACAAGTACGCAGATGCAATGTTGAAAGCGAGAATGGAATGAGAAAACATTATTTGCTTCCAGGTGACTTTGCTGGCTTTGCGGTTACCAAATTCAAAGCCGCAAAAGAAACGGCATTGAAAGCAAAACGCGAACTTCTTGAAAAAGAGAAAGCAGATGCAGTGGTCAGGATTGAACGACAAGGTTTGGGGTTGATCTACAAAGAAAAAACTGTTCGATCTGGATTCATTCTGCCAACAAGCTATGAAGGTTATTGGCTAATCAAACCAAAGAAAAACACCATCATTGGGAAGCGTGTCCAAAAAGAAATGGACGAGGTTTGCAGGCTGCTTGATGATTGGCAATGGTCAACAGAAAATGCTTTGGGCATATATGAGTCCGTGTATGAATTGGGACAATTCCACAACACGGTTTGTTATGCCCTGAAAGATGATTCTGTCGCTGTTAGTCAGCATAAAGAGGCAAAACACCAGTTGCCTGAAACATATGCAATAACTAAAGAAAAATTTGATTCTGTAATTAAAGAGGCAATCTAAATGAATGTATATCAAAAACTCAATCAAGCACGAGAACTGTTTCACCAACAGAAGCTCAAAAAGTCAGGACTCAATAAGTTTGCTGGCTATCAGTACTTTGAACTTGGGGATTTCATCATCCCGGCAATGCAAATATTTAAAGAGGTGGGTTTGACATCAATCATCAGTTTTGGCAAAGAAACGGCAGATATGCGTATCTTCAATACTGATAAACCAGATGAGGTTATTGTCATTGAGTCGCCAATGTCCGAGGCGGCACTCAAGGGTTGTCACCCAGTGCAAAACCTGGGCGCAGTGCAGACGTATTTACGCCGGTATTTATGGGTAGCTGCGCTCGAGATCGTAGAGCATGATGCCCTTGATGCGACTACAGGACGCAAGGGTGATGCCCCTATCGTCACTCCAAAAGGTAACACGGGGGATGATCTGCCTGAAGATGAGAAAGAGTTCTTGCGTGAGATGGCGGCATCTTGCGAGGAATTGGTCGGTAACGGAAACGCTGTTGGAGCATACAAACTGGTTCAAGAGGCGGCTTTGGAGTCCGATCAACAAACGTGGCTTTGGGGCCAATTAACAGCACCCACCCGGAGTGCAATCAAGAAAGCAAAAGGAAACTGAAATGGAAATCAAAACTGAATGGACAAACGGCAAGTACCCGTCCTTCAACATCAAGGTGGCAAGTGTTCCAGGCAAAGAACCGTTTATGACCATCCGTAGTTGCCAAATCAAGGATGGCCCCACCGGCAAATTTATTAGCTACCCTGCAAAAAAACAGGAAGATGGCAAATACTTCAAATTCTTCTTTGGGAATGACCTTTTCAATCGCGCGGTACTTGAGAAGGCGCTCCAAAGTCAACCTGCTGAAGAGAAAACTCGATCCAGTGGGTTTGATGACATGAAAGATGATGTACCGTTTTAACAGGAGAAAACCATGAAAAAACTGATCGCTATTGCATTGTTCACCATCTCTGGCATTGCTGCCGCCGCTTGCCCCCCAGGCACTCGGTACGATTGCGTGAGTACCTTCAACGGCAAAATGTCTTGCGGTTGCCGTTAAACTAAATACGGGCGGGAAATCGGGTTAGCGCCGAGGCCACTTTCTAAGTGTTGTTCATGCCGACACTGCTTTATGTGACCCGCCCACCAACTCAAGGATTGATATGAAATTGGATGCGTATTTCCCGTCACTGGAAAAATTCAAAGCCCTGTTCCGTAAAACAGACCCAGACACCTCCAAAGAGGCCGCTGAGTCCGTACCCGTGCAGAGGCTAGAGAAACTGGTCTACGAGGCGATAAAGGCCGCCCCCAATGGACTTACCGCAGAGGAAATCGAGAAATTGATACCTGGAGTAAAGTTGAATAGCATTACTCCAAGGATTGCCCCACTGATAAAGAAGGGCTATATTGAGGACTCCGGTGAGAGGCGCAGGGCTAGTTCCGGGCGTTCTCAGCGGGTTTTACGCAGTTGTTAGTTCTCCTCTTGGCCCCCTCCCCCGGGGGCTTTTTTTCGAGGGGATCAAGAATAAAGTCGAGTACCTTGCTTGTCGATAATTAGAGCTTGCCTACGAGGTTTATCGAGCATATTGTTCGGCACAGAAACGTGAGTCCATCGATCAAACTCACGAATTACTTGGTCATATGGCAACTGTGCAGAAATGATTGCCTTGACCACTTCATTCGGGGTCATGCCCGGAACCCGAATGTCAGCAGCACAGCCGACACGATGCTGGCTAGTGTCTTTACTCCCCACAGCATCATTGACAGCTTTTGATCGAAAAGCACTGTTGACCATGACAGGTTTGCCGCCCAACACTGTTTTGACTTCTTCCAAAAATTCGGCAAGTCGTTTAAGGTTTGCAAGTTCAGCATCATTGGGCGTGTTGTCCAGTTCCCGGTGATCGGTGTGTGTAAGTTCTTCAAGGGTGAAATGTTCAGTCAAGTTCATTTTTTGCTCGCAATCGCATCAGTTTTGTCTTTGCTACCAGCAGACGATCCAAAATAATAATAGATCACAGCCATTAAGGTTGCATCCAGAGTTCCTAAAGCACGAGCCACAAGTTCTCGCATATCTCCACTGATCGTTCCATTAAAGAGTTTCCAATTGACTGCGCCCCACACAACAAACACAATCCCGGCAATGATGCGCGGTGTCCAAGTGTCACCAGTTTTAACAGCCATTTCTCGCGCTGATGCCCGGTCCCCGGCATGGACTTTTTCCATGTCAATATCAAGCTGTTTGACCTTAAGAACTAAATCGGCCTCTGCCTGTTTGATAGCAGCCATCTGTTCAGCATTCAACGTGCCCGATGACAAGGCATCCTTGACTTGATCTTTAGTGGCATCAGACAGCCCGATTGCTTTCCCAATCGCGTCAACAGCCATCCCAGCCAAAGGGCCACCTAGCAATGTTGCCGCTGTTGGAGCAATCTGTTTTAACCATTCCATTTTTAATCCTTACTGCACTTATTAATAAGTACTGTGTATTTGCCAATCTTAGCCTTGATGATTTCGTTCTCACGCTTGATGGTTTTCATATCAATGTACATGAACATCATTACAGGCAACATGATCGCAAACAAAAAAGTCATGATTGTCATACCAACCAAATATCCAATTGGCTCTTCTGATGAAGCAGAACCGACCAAACCAACGCCACCAGATAAGCCGCCATTACTAAAACGATTACCACCTCCAACGCCACCTCTTGCATTTGATCTAGCTTGACCCTGCGTTGCCATTCCAGTTCCCTTTGCATTTGCTCGGCTAGTTCTAAGTCTCTTTCATGCTCCTGTTCTAATCTATACAATGTTTTTTCAAAGTCTGCCCAAAACCCGCCAGGGAGTCCCAGTTCATAGATAACCATGTTCCGCAACTCTTCGTACTGGCGCTTCAACTCCAACTTTCTAGCCACCTCCTCAAAAGCAAGAACTTGAAGAGATTTGCCCTTAGGTGGGTTTTTCTTAACTTCAAGTTCTGCTTTTTTTAGCTCCTGAGTATGCTCAAGAACCTTTCCAACGTGACTAGTGACTTGGCTAGTTAGGTCGGCTACTTCTCTGCCAGCCGCCTGTGCCTCCTTGACCAAAGCACAAAGTTTCCGAACGCCTGAAACAGCACTCGAAACCATTGCAAAGGCCGTAACCGGGTCCACACATCACTTCTTCCAAAAGTCTTGCCAAAAGATAGCCAAGGCAGTTGCTGCACCGCCTATAAACAAAATAGGTTTTGCCAACTTGCCAAGAAAATCTAGAACAACAAAAGCACCCGCAGCCGCATCAAAAGCAGCCACCATGCCTTTTGTGTTCTCATCTATTGCGTCTACCTTTTTCTCGACAGCAACTAGACGTTCATAGATTTGCTTGTGTGTGACTTCTTCCATCATTGCCCCGGTGGTGCTATGCCGCGATAAGGACTGCCAAGTTTTCTGGCTTCCCTGAACTTGGATTCAATGATACTTTCTTCCTGCGCTTTTGGCATACCAGCCTCGCTAGACTGTGCAAAAGGTAGGACAAAGAAGTCAGAAATGATGTCTGCCATTTTCCCCAAGTCTTTATTCTGTGCAGCTTCAGCAAACCCAGGGATAGCAGATAAAGCAGCCAAAGTGCCACCAGACTTAAGGACCTTCTTCATGTCATTAGTCAAGTTGACCTTAGGTCCTTGTATATTTTCCTTACGGAAATCACGGATGATTTTATTTTCTTCAGGTTGAAGACCGCCGCCTTTTCCTTCAGGGAATGCGGGGGTATAACCGAGAATGTCTTTGACTTGTTGATACGTTTTTGCACCAACTTCCCCGCCACCATAAAACGACTCTAAGTACCTTTTCAAACCTAGTTGTTGCTTAGTCAGGCCGACTTCCGATGGTGGAATGGCTGCCTGTATAGCCAACTTTTCTTCTTTGGTTTTAGGACCACGTTTTTTGGGAGCAGGCTTTGTAGTCTCTTCGGGAGTAGTGCTAGGGGGCGGTGCTTCAACCGTAGGGGCGGCAGGTGCGGCAGGTGCGGCAGACGTAACAACTGTTGGAGTTGTTGCCAATTTAGATGCCGTTTCATAATTCCATGCAGCCGGTCCGGCAGATGCAGTGTCAGGAATTGAAGGCAATTTTTCCGCAGTCGCCTGAGGCACACTAGCTTGACTAGCCGCAGCCGCTTTTGCCGCAGCCGCCGCTCTGTTAGCCTCTTTATTTCTTTCGCTATCGCGAATTATTTGCATCTCACGCTCAGACAACATGGGCTTTGGAGGAGCCTCAGTGGTCGGCGCGGCAGGCTTACCAGCCTCAGGAATTTCAAACGGATCAAGCGTGGGCTCCTTAACTTCACCAAGAAGCATACGATCACGCATGGTTCTCTTGGGAGGAGGGGGAGGAGAAGGAGGACCGCCATCAGGAGGATTGCCTCCACCGCCACCTTCTCCCAACAATTTATAAACACCGTAAACAGCCGCCAAACCGACAGGAATCTGCCAATTGTTCATCAGGGTATCTGCAAGACTAGAGCCGACCTGCTTGACTTCGTTGCCAAGAACCTGGCTGGCAGAACCAGGACTAGGAGGAGGAAGGTTAGTCTGGATATTCTGATTGGTCTGATTAACAGCATCAGTGACTGCCTGAACATCAGGCATGGCAACATTACCGCTCACCGGAGCGTTGATTGATGCGCCAACAATCGGAGGCAACTGCATGGTGTTTACAGGCGCATTCGACAGAGTTCTTGCAGGGGGTCTTTGCGGTGCAGGGGCGGCAGGCGCAGCGCCTAAGGGAACGCCTTGGATATCAGACGCAACTCCAGGTTGGACGGCAGGCTGTCCGAAACTAGGAATTACAGAAGAGATTTCATCTCTGGAAAATTCTCTGATTTCTGTTGCCATCTTACTCTCCAGGTGAACGACCAATTTCGTTGCGCTTGTTCACCATCAAAGCACCCTTAGGAGGAACGACTCGAACCCCGGTTTCAAAAGTCTTCATCTTTGCACCATATGTATTGTTAATG